GAAATGTAGGTTACTAAAATTATTTATATTTTCCAATTGATAACAATGTCCTCAGCTGTCACCTTAACCTTGTTTATAAGCCTTCTAACAAGCACCTTTTGACTTTCGTAGTCCATTGAAAAGACTTTCTCAGCGTTTAGCAGTTTCCTCATATCAGCCTTTCTTTTGTTCTTCCTGAGTGCTGGATCGTTTTCTAGTTCAGTTTCAAGAGTCCCCCTCATGCTTATAAATTCGGCTGACTTGCTCTGTAATTCCTCCAGCGTGATACGGTCGTCTATGTAGAGGTCGTTAAGTCTGCTCAGTTTCTTTGATAGCTCCTCTATTTGTTTCTTATAGCTCTCACGGTCTATGGTCTCAGCATTGTCTCCTGAAAATATTTTGTCCAGGTAATCAGCGTCATCTTGTAGTTTGCTTATTTCTTTTAGCACATAGGCCTCTAGCTTGTCTTTGTAGTAAAATCCTGAGTCACACTTTTTATTGTCGTTGTAGGTAGTAACGCCTCTCAGCGTTCGTGGGTGCCTTTGGTGGCATTCATATTTTTTTAACCTGCTCCCATCTTTCCTCTTTACGCCTAACATAATTTTTAAAGGAGCGCCACAATATCCACATTGGGCGATACCGGATAAAATGTACTTAGCTTGGAATGGTCTAGGATTGACATTCTCTGCTGCTGTTCTTTGTCTTATTTTTAGCTCAGATTGAGTCTTATCGTATTCCTCTTTTGAAATAATCGGCTCATGATTACCTGGATAAATTTCTCCCTTATACTGATTGAAACCACAATAGACAGGGTTATCGAGTATGGTTCTGACCGCCCGATAGCTCCAAGGCACATGCTTTGGGTATTTCTCATTTAGATCATCTCTCAACTTAGTAATAGATCTCCCTCTCAGGTAACTCTCAAAGATAAACTTAATGGCCAGAGCCTGAGCTGGATTGATAGTGATAGTCCCTGTATCTCTGTGGTAGTCGTATCCATAGGATGTTTTAGCCCACATCATGGATTTTCCAGCCTTGGCACGTCCTATTTTCCCAAGTTGCATGCGTTCCTTGATTTGCTCCCTTTCTAGCTGAGCAAAGACGCTCAAGAGTCCAATCATAGCCTTACCAAAAGGAGTAGAGGTGTCAAAGTTCTCCTGCAAGCTCAGAAATTCAATCCCATTCTTGATGAATACATCCTCAATCAAGTGAAGCGTGTCTTTTTGACTACGGCTAAGACGGTCCAGCTTATAGACTAGAACTGTGTCAAATTTTCTTTTTTTAGCGTCTTTGATAAGACTTTCTAGCGCTGGTCTGTCAGTATTGGATCCTGAGAAACCTCCATCAGTATATACTTTGTATACATTCCAGTCTTTAATGTCGCAGTAGCTAGAGAGCTTGTCTTTTTGCTCATCTATAGAGTATCCCTCCTCAACCTGGTTTGTCGTCGAAACCCTGACATATATAGCCACTTTATTCATTGTTTTCATTGAATTTGTACCCCTTTTTTGATAAAATAGGTACAAGAAAAACAGCTTTTTAATGCTTTTTTCTTGCTCCTAGCCTCACGCTCTCGGTCGCCAAACTTCTGAGCGTGGGGCTTTTTTGAGTTGTTTCCAAAATGGAAACAGTTGGTTTTATTCCCCTCTATACACACTGACAACTGCATAGATCTTGATGTGTGTGTCTTCGGCTGGTGGGAAGTCTAGGATGATATCTTCGTACTTGTCATTGAGCGACACTAGGCGTAAGCGTCCGTTTTCGGTATATATCTTCTTAAAGTAAGAACGGTCTCCGTATGCGATAACTGCTAGGTCTCCGTTGTAGGTGGTCAGTCCCTTGTCTACTAAATAGAGAATATCTCCGTCTTGGTAGTCAGGTTGCATGGAGTCTCCGCTGACCTTAGTCGCAATATCGTGATGTGGTGGTTGCTCGTCGACCTCTATAATCTCTCTGTCTGTATCGTCGTACCCAAATCCATAGTTAAATCCAGAAGCTGCTGCCGTCTCAGATACAACCTCAACTTGGTACAAGCTGATAACTTCCGATACTTCGTTTATCTTCGTTTCTTCTTCGTTTTCCTGCTCGTCCAGTTGCCTCTTTGCATAATTCAGGACTTTGCCCTGTCTAGGTGGTTTTAGTTCGTCGTAGATGGTTTGGATTGGGGATTTTGAAAGAAGAGCTGGAGTAGCGTTGATTTGAATTTCTTGATCATCATCAAGCATATCAATTAAATCTTCTGTAGAAATTTGCATTCCTTTAGCAATTTTTTCTATTGTGTCATAAGATGGGACAATGGGCTTTTTCGATTTCGGATGTTCATTTTTTTCAAGCATAGAAATATATCCTTTTGTTAAATCAGATAATTCACAAAAAGCATCCATTGATAATTTATGCTCTGTTCTATATGATTTTAGCAATTCTCCTAACTTCATTTAAAACCCCTTTCTATATATTGTTTAATCCATTATACATCTTTAAATAAAAAAAGTAAATTTTTTTGTTTAACACACTTGACATTTTGTGTTTAACGTGTTAAACTATAATCAAGCTTAAGGAAATAACAAAAACAAACCGGAGGGAAACACCATGAACACATTAAACGAGAAAGCAATCAACATCTTTAAAGCAGTAGCTAAGGAAACTTTAATCCAAGGCACTTACGAGGAAAACTTCCTCTACAGCCAACTTGAAACATTCAGTACTAACTGCCGTCAATTCACTTTTGGATGGACAGAGTTAGCAGATGAGATTGAACGCCAAGAGCGTTACCTTCTCGATTCTGGTTTCACTCAAGAGGAAATCGATGACATTCGTTTCGATGCAGCGTTCGCAGGAATGCTTGATAAAATGAATGTAGCCTGATTGGTATCACCAAGGTTCGAATCCTTGACAGGTTGTTGCTCATAGAGCGAAAAAAGAGAGAAAGGAGTAGAACGATGAATGAATCTTTTCTTACGATACTAGGCATATCAATGATTGCTAGTTTTATCACGAATTTAATTGCTTACTTAGCTGGTAAGCATCATCTGAAAAAGAAAATTAAAAACCACAAAATGTGGTTTGATTCTGAGATAGAGCGTATCAAGAAAAAGTATCATTTGTGATTTTTCTTGGATAATTTTTTCATAAATTGTTTTTGAAGATCGGAAGGTTGTTGCTTGTTCGCGAAATGACTAAGAGTGCTTATATTTTTTATTGCTACATCTGCAGATATTTCTCCTGAAATAGCTTTAAAAATTAGGTCATTTATCTTTAATCCTTGGTCGGTTTGAGTGTCTAGTTGAGATACTTTTTCAAGTTCAAGTAATCTTAATTCGTGAGTTTGTTGCAGCGAATAAAGTTCTTGTGAGTGTTGCTTTTGCATTTTTTCCATATCTTGTTTAAATTGATTTTCGACATTTTCAAGCTCTTGTGAGTGTGCAATGTTAATTTTATCAATTTCATGCTTGCTGTTTCCTTTAGCAGCGATGTAAGACCACATGCCAGAAACAAAGGCAGGTATGGCAGCGATCGCAAGTGTTTCTATAAAACTAAAATTATTCATAAGATTTCTCCAATCGTTTTATTTTGATTATACCACATTTGAAAGGTAGTTAGAATTGGAAGATAAAATCATTGAACTTGCTGATTACTTCATCAGCGAAAACACAACGTACAGAGAAGCTAAAATAGCGTGTGAGAAGCTATTTCTTCAAGTCAGTCATGAGATAGAACTCAGGGCGCTGGAAAGTAAGACGAGGGGGAACGATAATGGAACAGCCGCATGTTAATGTTGATATTTCTGGTATGGAAAAATTAGCAGAAGTAACTCAAGAGGAGACTGAAAAAATATTAACTTATGATGAAATCGTGTTGCTAAAACCAATTACTCATCTTCATAAATCTATCTTTAGGCAAACAGAATACTTATCAGAGCAGTTGACTGAAAGGCTTCATCACCTTGAGGACTACAATAGTCCCATAGATGAAGAAACAATTAGATTAGCTGAGGTGACTATAGAATTTTATAATCTACTAATCAAGTCTCCTAGTATTAGTACAGTTGTCAAGGAGATTGTGAGCGAGGGACATAAGAGTTAAGGCAGTTAAGGCATCATGAACGCTATCTGGATTGTAGTATTTAAGTTTATGTGCTTTGGAATTACGATAAAGATGTGCGATTGTCAGAAGTAAATTCTTCAATCCTTTATATTCACTTTGTTCGTCGAGAGTTTGTAATTTATTTCCGTTGATAATCATGATGGGTTCTTTGGTTTTAAAACATTGGTCTATTAGACTTGCTGAGTCCAGAGACGAACCGGTTAGCAAACGAATGCGGTGAAAGATTCCTTTACTTGCTTCAAATACAGCATGAAAATAATTTTCTTGTAAGAGTTCCTGGGTGCAGAATTTTAAAACATTTGGATGAACATTTAATGTTCTCAACATATGTTCAAGTGATTCAAATCGTTTCTTTGCCTCAACTAAAGTTTGTGAAGCAGTAGTAATAACTACATGTCCGTCATCTGATATGGTAAGGCCTTTTAGGGAAAGAACGACATTTAGTTTTAATCTTAAGTTTTCAAAATCTGAAACCGTATCGATGTACCTCAAAGGATTGCAGATATACTCAATTACAAGTTTGATATTTGATTTATCTTGTGTTTTGTTGAGTATATCAGACATGATATTGTGAACTCTATGGTGTTTATTGAGTCCAGAGTTCTGGTCGTTTTGGGGATATCCTAAAACTTCTCCCATCCTTGTGATTTCAGAATGTGAAACATAATCAGATAGTATTTTACTGATTGTATCTACAAATTGTGTATCAATACTTAACATAGCAAACCTCGTTTTTATTAAACATTATATCAAAAAGGAGAAAGAAATGAGACCAATAGGATATCGGCTTAATGTTGAAGTTTCGGGTATTGAAGAACTAAAGGAAGCCTGTAAAGAAGTATCAAAAAAAGCCGAAGAATTGCAAGAAGCAATCGATCGACTTAGTATTATTGAATTTGAATTAAAAGCCAAGCCTGTCAATGATTAGAACAATCTATCTAGAAACGACAGGGCAACTATTAACACAAGGGGGTGAGTGCGTGCAAGGAGAACGTTTAAGAAAATGGCGTGAAAAAGAGAAAATGTCTCAAGAGGAACTTGCAGAGAAGTCAAATGTTTCTCGAACAACAATACACTTAATTGAATCAGGTCAGTCGTCAACAGTGAAAATTCGAACACTTCAAAAATTAGCAGTAGTTTTTAATAAGCAAGTGAAAGATTTTTTTTAAAGAAAATGTTTAACAAATTAAACAAAAAAAGAAAGGAGAGCGTATGACAGACTTTAAAAATTTAGATTGTCAATTTATCTTTCAAGAATGCGACTGAAAATTATACTGCTGTTAGTAATAGTTTTATCAATGACCCAAAACTGGACTTTACAGCTGTTGGTATTATGATGGTTGTCCTAGCTAACCACCCAAATTGGCAAGTCTATCCAGATGAAATAGCTAAACGAAAAGGTGTTAGTCGAGACACAGTTGATAGCTACTTCAAAATATTAGAAAAAAATGGCTACCTACGAATTGTTAAAAAAGGCATGGGACGTGGTAAAGGAGTTCGTGTTTTCAGATTTTTCTCAGATGTAAAAATATCCGATTTTCAATTTGAAATCATGAAACAGAGATTGAATGAAAGTATATCTAAGTTATCCACAGGTTAGAATTTACATTTCCGATTTTTACAAATCTGTATTTTACAAATCTGTATTTTACAAATCAGAAAATTTAGGCACTAATAAATATTAACTAACAACAAGTATTAAATAACAATAAATATTAAAAGACAACCAGTCCTACTTCTCTAAATAAATAAAAGAGAGGGTAGAAAAAATAAATACAAAGGAGGTGAGGAAATGAGACCAAGACGATATCCGTATAGTGGGAAAAAAGAGTCCACCTTTGTAAAGGCCGACCCTGAGTTAGTTGAAAAACTTTTAAGAAACACTAGTTTTCTTGAGTGTTTACAAAAAAAGCCTATCAATTTTCAGATAGACTCAGAAGAATTTAAGCGTCTTAGCTATGAAGCCATTCATGATACTTCTCAAGTAACTCAATAGGAGGAAGGAATAAAAGGAATACTATGAACGAACTCATCAACGTAACCCTGAATGACAATCAGGAGCCAGTAGTGTCAGGAAGACAACTACATGAGGCGCTGGGTGTTAATTCAAGATATACAACATGGTTTGACCGTATGAAGGAATACGGATTTACAGAAGGTCAGGACTTTCTCCCAAATTTGGGAAAAAGTACAGGAGGGCGACAAGCTACTGACCACATCATCAAGCTAGATATGGCCAAGGAAATTGCTATGATCCAGCGGACGGAGAGAGGCAAGCAAGTCCGACAATACTTTATCCAAGTAGAAAAAGACTTTAATAGCCCTGAGAAAATCATGGCAAGAGCATTGCTCATGGCTGATCAGAAAGTCCACAAGCTAGAGGCTCAGATTGAGGCTGACCGTCCTAAGGTGCTATTTGCAGACGCAGTAAGTGCAAGCCATACATCTATCTTGGTTGGCGAACTTGCCAAGCTCATTAGCCAAAACGGCTACAAAATCGGTGCCAATCGCCTCTTTTCTTGGATGCGCGAAAATGGCTACCTGATTAAGCGCAAAGGCTCAGATTGGAACATGCCAACCCAACGTAGCATGGACTTGAAACTCTTTGAAATCAAGGAAACAAACGTGCAACACGCAGATGGACATATCACTGTGAACAAGACACCAAAGGTCACAGGCAAAGGACAACAGTATTTTATCGATAAGTTCCTTAATTAGAAATACCTGACAGGATAAAAACAAAAGCCCCTCTGGAACGGCAATTCCATTGAGGGACTAAGCAAAATACTTTACGAGGTAATTATATCATGAAAACAGTAAAAAAGGAATGGGAGCCACGGATTGTAAACATCATGGCAGATGGTTCTCAAGTTGATGATTTGACAGGCTATGTCATCCCTGCTGGTCATTCGTACTATGACATTATTTTAGGCATGAACAAGTAATCTAACGAGGAGGGCATAGCTTAATGAAATTACTTACTAAGTTAAAACTCAGACTTGAAGTAGTTCTTAAAGCAGTCAACCTTGACTGGCGAGAGGTAGCGGTCGAACTCATGACCGACCTATTCGAAGAGCGCAAACGTCGCTTTGCTTTCGAGCAAGAAAACTACGATTTGAAGCAGGAGCTTGCTGCCTACAAGTACAAAGAAAACTTTGATATCAAGGCTAGACTGCAAGGAGAAATGTAGATGTACATTATATCGATTTATGTCAAGAATACTGAAACTGGAAACGAGGATTTCAGTTTGATTGGACGTGATTTCTTACCGACGGGGCACCAAGACTATATTGCAAGAGTTTTTGGAATAAAAGAAGAAGCGATTGATTACTTAAAATCTATATCTTACATCGCATCAGGTGTTCATGGTAACGATTGGGTTTATCAAAATGAAAAACTACCAGAAATTGAGTCACGTTGCCGAATTTGGAAAGTAGGAGAATAAAAGGAGAACAATATGTTTAAAGCACTAAAAACAATCAAAAAAATCAAACAGCTTCAGAAAGAAATGCACGATGTCAGTTTAGCCTTTCTGGCTCTACAAGATGTCGGATTGATGCCAGAGACTGAAAGAAGCAAGGCGAAGGCTCAAACAATGCACGATGTAAGCCACATGCTCAAGGACGTCCTGGGCGGCAAGTCGGTAGATGAAGCCATGAAACGTCTAAATAGCGAAGTGAAAATTGAAGAGGTGGAGCAGGAAGATGACAAAGATTGAAATTGAAAACCGTGTCTGGCTTTTGGCCAATCATGAAGAAAAAAACGAATTGCTGAATCTTGGGCTAACATCCAAGGCTAGATATGTGAAACGAGTTCTGGAGCTTGGGAAGGTGTATGCTCATGTTTAATTATGACAGAGATATAATGCAACCGCCTGAAGAACGAGAAGAACTTGACCCAGCTGATTGGATTTTCAGCGCTGGTCAATGGATCTATGTAGGAGATTGCTAGCCTAAAGGAGAAAAAAATGACGCAGATGACCAATAAAGGAAAGTCGTTCATAAGAGCAGAGATCTCTGAAAAACAAAAAGAATATATCAGACTTCTTGCTGAATTGAGAGGCGTGACAACACAAGAACTTCTAGGTCAAGTTGTAGAACGCTTCATTGACCGGAATTTGCAACTTATTCAAGATTACAAAAATGAATTAGATGACTTAAATAGTAAGTCTAGACGCAGAATTGACATGAACACATAGGAGAAAACAAGATGACTAATAATCAATTAGCAACACAGATAAAACGTGACATCACTACTGATCCAAGTTTATTGACTGGGGCAGACATCAAAAAGTATTTTGACCCACAAAACCTACTGACTGAAAAACAAGTAGGTCAGGCTCTAGCCTTGTGTAAAGGTCGCAATCTTAACCCATTTGCTAACGAGGTCTACATTGTAGCCTATCAAAACAATAGCGGCACAGAGTTCAGCTTGATTGTCTCAAAAGAGGCATTTATGAAACGTGCTGAACGTTGTGAGGGATATGATGGTTTTGAGGCTGGAATTACTGTCATGAGAAATGGAGAAATGATAGAGATTGAGGGCTCTCTTAAATTACCTGAGGACATTCTAATAGGTGGTTGGGCCGTTGTCTATCGTAAAGACCGTTCACACAGATATAAGGTCACAGTTGACTTTAATGAGTATGTCAAAACAGACAGAAATGGCAATCCACGGAGCACTTGGAAATCAATGCCAGCCACTATGATCAGAAAAACAGCTCTAGTGCAGACTCTTAGAGAGGCTTTCCCTGACGAACTTGGGAACATGTATACAGACATCGATGGTGGAGATACATTTGACGCAATCAAAGACGTCACACCTCAAGAGAGCCGTGAGGATGTCGTAGCACGCAAGATGGCTCAGATTGATCAATTCAACAAAGAGCAAGAGGCAAATCATGCAGATCCTGAACCTACTCAAAATGAGGATCCAATCCAGGGCGAGTTGCTAGACGGTGAACTTGAATATTAGGAGGACAACATGCAAGAATTACAGGTAAAAGTAACACAAGCACAGGTTGAAATCATTGACCGTGAGAAATTTGAGCAGAATATCAATGAGGTTGTAGCAAAGTATCAAAATTACACGGTTACGGCTGCAACTATCAAGGATGACAAGCAGACACTTGCCGATCTACGAAAATTAGACAAGCAGGTTTCTGATGAACGGATCAGGAATAAGAAAGTCTTATCTGAACCAGCTGATGAATTTGACAAGTATGTCAAGAATGCCATCCAGCCTCTAAAAGACATCATTACCAAAATTGCTGGTGATGTCAAAGAGTTTGAAGAACATCAAAAGGCTGTCCGAATTGACACAGTCAAAGGCTACCTAGCCAACAAATCAGCTGAGTACATGCTGGATCCTCGTCTCTTTGATGAAAAGGCCCTTGAGTATGTCAAAGCTAGCGATTTTATGGCAGATGGCGTGACGCTTAAAAAAGCCACTATGAAGTCACTTGATGACATGGTCACATTTGAATTTCAGAAACAACAAGAATTTGAAAAAGCCAAGTCAGCTATTTCAGGGTTATGTGCTGAGTATGGCATGACTGACTCACCTTACATTAGACAGCTGAAAGACTTGACTCTTGCTGAAGTCTTTGGACAAATCAAAGCTGATTATGAGTTTGAAAAGCAAAAGGAAGAAATCAGACAGGCTCAAGAACGAGCAGAGCGAGAAAGTCAGGAACTTTTAGCAGCCCAACAAACCAAACAGCAAGAACAGGCTCCAAAATCAACGGAAACCCCAAATTTTGACCCAGAAACGGGCAAAATCTTGGACGGTGGACAAATCCTCCAAAATGAGCCTAACGCTCTTAGAGGGGCTGAAAATGACCTAAAACGATATGCCCAAAAAATGACTTTAGAGGTGTATTTTGTAGACACAGCCGAAAAAGACCGTTTCAAGGCGGGTCTAAGTAAACTCGGATTTGATTTTAAAAAGAACTATCAAGTCAGCGGTTATCAACGTATCGATCCATTAACTCAGGCTGAACTCAATGAGCAATGTGGGTGGTAAGTATGACAGAAATTGAAAAAATTTCAGAAGAATTGGCTGAATATGGGGTGCCTGTTAAAGAAGTTGGAATGGCTATTCTGTGGTTATTTCTCGGCTATTTAGTCGGGGAACGTGCAGCAAGAAAGGAAAAGAAAGATGATCAATAACGTCACACTGGTTGGGAGGCTTGTAGCGCCTCCTGATCTACGAAAAACGCCTAATAATGTATCTAGTTTACAGGGCACGCTTGCAGTCAATCGCAATTTCAAAAACGAAAATGGAGAGCGTGAGGCTGATTTTATCAATTTTCAAGCTTGGAGAGGTACAGCTGACATCATTGCTCAGTATTGCAGCAAGGGCTCACTTATTGGGATCATTGGGCGCTTACAAGTTAGGTCTTACGAGAAAGACGGTCAGCGTCGATATGTGACTGAAGTAATCGCTGAGAGTGTAGCTCTGCTAGAGAGTCGCAACAGTCAGCACGGACAAGGCAACAGTTTCCAAAATGGGAATAGCTCACCTTTTACCGATCCTAACCCCTTTGACCTCCCAAATGACGGTTTGCCGTTTTAGGAGGGACAGTTAGTGGAAATAGATAAGATTATAAAAAAAGATGTCTTGGAATTTATGGAAACAATTCCTGATAATAAAATTGATTTAATCGTAACAGCCCCGCCTTATTTGATAAATTATAAAACAAATTGGCGGAAAGAAAAGCATAAATTTTCAAATGTTATCAAAAATGATAACAATCCTGAATTGATAAAAGAGTATATAAAAGAGTGTTATCGAATTTTAAAAGATGATACGGCTATTTATATATTCTGTTCATTTGACAAGGTTGATTTTTTTAAAAAAGAAATTGAAAAGTATTTTTCAGTAAAAAATATTATTATATGGCGAAAAAATAATCATACCGCTGGCGATTTAGAGGCGCAGTTTGGAAAACAGTACGAGATGATTATATTGGCAAACAAAGGACGGAAGAAATTCAACGGTGAGCGACTGACAGATGTTTGGGATTTCAAGAGAGTAAGTTCAGATGAACTACTCCATCAAAATCAAAAACCTATTGAATTGATAAAACGATGTATTGTTAAACATTCTGATGTTGGGGATACTGTTTTTGATGGTTTCATGGGAAGCGGTACGACAGCATTAGCAGCGTTAGAAACGGATAGGCATTTTATAGGAACTGAAATAGATGAATATTATTTTGGTATAGCAGAGGAGCGGATAAAAAACCACAACGCTCAATTAAGTTTATTTGATGAGGTATGAGATGGAGTGGACGGATTGGGTGGATTGGAAACCTGAAACCAAAACGGACATCAAGATCAAAATTGAAAATGACGGGTACACTTTTCCACATTACGACAAGAAAAACAATGGCGTCAAGTATGTGATTTCTACAATGGACATCAAACAAGACTGTCTAAGACTTGGAGTACCGTTTGAAGATGTGTACCCTTTGCAAACGACACTTTTTTAACAGGAGAAAGAACATGGCAAGTAAAATCAATGTGACAGAACGTATTGCTATCATCATTGAGAAACAAAAAATAGAGGTCGTTACGACTCTAAACTATGATATGAGCATTAGCTTTGATAACAAAGACACGGCTCCTACACTAGATGACAATGGTGACCTTTTTGAACCGGTCTACAAGTGCAAAGTTAAGGCAATTCCCAAAAATGATGTATTTTTCACCTCATTAACACGGGTCAAGAGCAATATCAAGACGTTACAAGAGGTTAAAAAATTCTTTGAGTTCGTAAACGAAAACAGAGAAAATCTCTTTGAGATGGCAGGATTTAAGGGGGCTCTTGAATGAAATTGACCCTGAACATTGAGCCTAAACCTCAATCACGGCCAAGGTTTGCAAGACGTGGGAGTTTTACCACAACTTACGAAGACAAGGATATGAAAACATGGCGCAATCATTGCCAGCTGCTCATTGCTAATCAGTACATGGGTCAGCCTATCCTTGAGGGAGCTTTGAGGACACGGCTTAGATTTTATATCAAACCTCCTCAGTACATTTCTAAAGTCAAGAAGAACCAACAGGCCCTCCTGGATGAAATTATACCAGTAGGCAAAAAGCCTGACATAGATAACTACGAAAAAGCGCTATATGACAGCATGTCAGGGATCGTCTTCCAGGACGACGGTCAGATAGCGCTACATGATGTAGGCAAGTTCTACAGTCTAAATCCACGGATAGAGGTTGAGATTGAGGTCATGAAATCCCTGAGTATTTGAAGAAATGAGGAGCAGATGGCTGACTACGCATTATATCAAGGTGATGTGTTTGTTACGCTTGGAACATTAGCGCAGATCAGTAGCGAGACAGGAATTACTGAAAGGATGTTAAAGTATTACACTTACACATCACACCAAAGACGACACCCAAACGGTAGGGCCGTTATTAAAATTGAGGAGGAAGATAATGAGAATTAAGACGGAAAGCGGAGGAGTTGGAAGATGATGGAAGAGTTAAAGCAAAAAGTTAATGAAGTATACAACTGGACGGTAGAAGACGGGAAGCCGCAACCTCCCAAGCAA